TTACAGGACAAACTTGAAGTCCTTGTTAGCTTCGATGAACTTGTCCATATCCTCAAATAGCTTTTTCGGGGTGACACGTGCATAGATTTGCGTGGTCTGAATGTTGTTGTGACCAAGCATTTTGCTGATAGTCTCTATCGGAACACCTTCTTCGAGCGTAACGAGCGATGCGAAACTGTGCCGTCCAACATGATAGACCAAATCCATACTTATGCCAGATAGTACTCGGAGACTTTTCATGTTACCTCTCAGCACTCGAAATTCCTGTGGCGGTAAAAGAGTAGGTCTTGTCGGGTCTTTGTATTTCTCCAACATGGCAAGCGCCTCTGGCAGTAACTTCACACGTGCAAGCATCTTGTTCTTCTTTCTGTGGTATTTCAGCCAAAGGCTACCCTCCTCATCACGAAAGAGGTTTTCTTCCGTGATAGAAACAGTATCGGCATAAGCCGTGCCTGTATAGCAGGCGAAAAGAAAAAGGTCACGGGTCAAAGCCAACGATTTTCTTCGCTCTGGTATTTCGAGGTCACGAATTTTCAGGAAGTCCTCACGTGTCAATGCCTTTGGTGGATTCTCTTTCTTTTGAGGTAGCTTGAAGTGCATAAAATGATAACGCTCGGAGTTTCCTGCCTTGAAAGCTATTCGGCAGGTCTTCTTCAAGATGGCGAGATAGTGGCGGACTGTATCAAGTGCAAGACCTCTCTGGTCCAAGCAAAAGTCCATGTACTCACGGATAAACTGCTCGTCAAGCTCACCGAATGCCACATCGTCAGTTCCATAACGCTTCTTGACGAACAATACCAATGTCAGGCGAGTGTACTGGTAGTTGGGAAGCGTGCCTTTCTTGTAGTCGATGCCGATTCTTGACTCAATGTCCGCAATGATGGCGTCAAGCTGCTTCAACAAGGTCTTCTGAGTGTCTGCACTGCATTGAAACAGATCCTTTATCGCCTTTGCGTCAAAATCCGTCTTGCGCTCCACAAGTGACTCGTAGGCTGAGTTTATTGCCAGCAACAGCTTGTCAATCTTGGCGTTCACTTCCACAGCCTCCTTGCTCTTGCCGTCAAGTCTGCTCTCACGTGGATTCCATAACTTTGGCGTACATGACAACTTGCAACCGAACTGCGCCATTGTTCGGTTGAGGGTGATGCGTCCCATGATGGGAGCCTTACCGTTCTTGTCCAATCCGCTCTTTTTAAGGTAGAGCAACACCTTGAATTTTTCAACTTTCATCTGCTTACTTTTTTAGTTTGCAAAAATAATCAATCAGTAAGCATTCTCCGTCATTGAAAGTTGTGCAGAACAGTGCAACAAACACTGGTGACAAACTATTTGTTTTTCACCTCGTTAGCAGTGTTGGTTTCGGTAACTGACCGCTAACGGTTTGGTAACTGAAATAACTCAATATCCTGCTCGGCTTTGCTTTGCAGCCAATTGGCAGAATTATGAAATATTGCTCATTCTCAACCACTTGCAGTTCATTTCTCTCATCTTCACTTTCCGTTGCTTTTGCTTAAATTGTGCATTGCGCACGGCACACGTTCGCAGTTATGATGCTCGACATCGGCACTGACATCTACACCGTCAGCAAACTGCTCGGACATACAAACATTCGCACAACGCAGATTTATGCGAAAGTCCTTGACAAGAACAAGCAAGCGGCAGTGGCTAAGATTTCCGACGCACTGAAGAAGTAGCGGTTACCAAAGTTGAAGTTTCTGCCCGTTGCTGAGAAGCAGTTCTCCAGACGTGATGCCGAGGGCGCGGAACACACGGCTCATTGTGCGCAAAGTCATCGTTTGCCCATTTTCGATTTTGCTTATTTGCGCCTTTTTGACCCCTATTCTTTCACCCAAAGCCTCCTGTGTGAGGTCTTGTTCTTTGCGTACCTCTTTTATGGTTTCACCGAGTTGGTAGGCTTTCAACGCTTCCTCTACGTCCCTGTCAAATTCGTCTCGTTCGGCAGTTCCTTTTTTGCCGATGATTTCATCCGTAACTTCTTCGAGCGTGTAGAGCTTCAGATTTCCTCTCTGTTCCATAATTATTTATTTTTGAAGTATTCTTTTCTTATTGCTTCTGCTTTCGCTATCTCTTTGCTTGGAGTCTTTTGCGTTTTCTTAATGATTCCGTGAGTGGCAACCACCAATGTCTTTTCCTCGGTATCCCAGAAAGCGAAAAGTCGATATGCTATTCCGTTGTATAATGTGCGAAATTCCCAAATTTCAGATTTCTCCAATTTCTTAAATAGCTCAATGTTTTTCTCTCCACCAGACACTCTCCACATATTGTATAGCACTTTCTTATGCGCATTTTGAGGAATGTTGTCGAGGAATTTTTTCGCCTCGTCTAATAATATGAGTTGGAATGCTGCCATCGTTATCGTTTGTTTTCAACACTGCAAAGATATAGAAAAGTTTACAAAATAGCAAACTTTTTCGCCGCAAAATCATTGTTCATCCGCTTATTTTTTGGTGTGTTTTTCTTTGTTTTTATTCATATAGAGGTCGTGCCAACAGCACTATCACAAGAAGTCTTTTCTTCATAGTTAGTTGTGTTTTTAATCGTTTTGTACTTTTTCCCTTTGCCGAGCAACATCCACACTGGCGATATGCCGTAGATAGTAATTAATGGCATTATCCACGCAATCTCAAAAAATCCTCGCTGTGGATCTTTTCGTTGCGCGTAATAATGACTATTCTCGATTTTCGCTGTGTTGCAATACCCAGCGACTCCGCCGATAATCACTCCACTTGCGACAAGCTCGGTGACGGTATCGAAAAATCTGCGTTGCACATCAAGCGTCGCTTGCTGATACACTCTCCGTCTACTCATTGGCGGTGGTGTCATTATAATACACATCATCAAGAGCAGCAAGAACGGCATATTCGTCCTTTGCTGACTGCCCGATAATTTCTTTTCGATCGATAGCAAACTGGGTTTGCAGACGGAGTTGGCGCAATTCGTTCAAGTCGATATTGCGATGTTTCGTAAACTTAGCCAACGTTTGGATAATATGTATATACATAGATTTATCTGTTGACAAAGACAAAAACAAAAATAAGAATCATTACGACGACGAAAATCGGTATCCATCCAATTTTAGAAAGTACATCAACGTTTTCTGATGCCGATTCCGTTGTTTGCGTGGCATCTTCTGTATTTACAGACGAAGCCGAAGCAGATTCTTGCGACTGCTCTGCGCTTGTTTCATCTTTAAGTGATGCTTTGTTTTTCTTCGTCAACTCCTCCATGAGCCGCGACATTCGGTTTATGTCGGCTGCCATCTGGAAAAATTTCACATAAAAAATAATAGCAAAAACAAGGGCGATTATGCCCGCTAAAACTGATATTCCTACCATAAAATTATATATTGGGTTAATAATTTTCATCGAACATTGATAAAATAGATTCGACAAGAAAGAGTAGCGGCAAAAGCGTTGCCCAAAACGGAACATCTTTGTCAATCCCCGATGAATCTTTCAAATCAAATCTATCCAGTTTGTTCGTTGTTTTTTTTCTTCTCATTTTCTCTCTTCCATCTAAATTCTCTACATCGCGACTCTCATGCTGGACAATCGTCACAGACGACACGCATATTTCTTGTTTGACAAAATGGGGCAAGGTGGATTATCCGACACCCTGCCTGTGTGATAGGGAGTTCCCTTGCATTGCGTCCCAGCGTTCGATAAGTCGGGCGAGATTATCAGAGTTTTGTTTGTTCGCTTCAGCGTTGATTTCGGCAACTCTCGTCTGTCTATCGCCTTGCTCAATCAGTCTCTCCATCATCGTCAATAGTCGGTCAAGTGTATTATCCGTGTTACCTTGCCGACCCACATCCTCGAGCGGTACTGCACCCCTTGGAGCGACACCCTCGGTCGGCTTCAGCATCTCGCCTTCACCTGTGAGAAGCCACTGTAAATTGACTCCGGGCATATAAGATAGTATCTTATGTTGCATGCTTGGTGATAGGCTCTTGGTTTTTCCACTCAGCAAGTCATATATCGCCTGTGGTGTTGAGCAACCAATTGCTCGCGCAAACGACGGGGCGTTTAACTTACTTTCCTCCAGTAATTTATCTATGCGATAACTCAGCATCTCGTTTTCCATCTTGTTAAAAAATCTTAATAATAGGATAAAAACAAGATAGCATCTTGTATAATCTAAGATTCTATCTTATCTTTGCAATGTGCAAACAACATAAGCACAGCGCAAATGTAATTATTAAACTGCAAAACGACAAAAAATTATGAAAAAAACAACGATTATGGCAAAAATTATAAAAACAGACGGAACAATCGTGGAAGTCACTCCACAGAACGGAACAGACTTTCAACTTGAAGAACTTCAGAAAATCGTCGGAGGATATATTGAAGTCTTGCGCCTTACAGACAACGAAATTATGGTAGCAAACGATGAAGGAAAGTTTTGTTGCACTTACAATCACGAAGCGACGAAGATAGCCAAAGAGTATGAGGCAATCTACAAAAGCGATTACATCTGTGGAGATGTCCTTATATGCAATGACGACGAAGTAAGATAAGCTGGCAAGGGTGGTTGCTCTTGAACTCAAAGAGCAACCACGACAAGTCAAGAAAAACATAAATACATAAATATAGCAAAAAATGAGAATGACATTAAAGAAATTTTATTTAGGGCTTAGTCCACGCTCGCCAAGACGAGAGTTGGTTGAACAACTGGCAAAAGCCACAAAAAAGAGTGAGATGACCGTCCGCGGATGGCTCACAGAGAGATCCGCTCCTGACAAACTGACACAGAAAGTCATTGAAGATACGGTTGGAATCCCAGCAAGCGAATTATTCCCGACTAAAAACGAAGAACAATGAACGATGATTTCTTTTCAGCCGCTACGACTCTGATGACGATTTTAATGACAATAATAGGCATAGCACTACTTATTGCAGCAGCATTCAACGGCTCTATAATCGCCGTTATCATGGGCATCGCTGGACTTGCCTACCCTTTTTACTACATAACCGAGAAAGAAAATGGATATAACGAACAGCATCGCGATTCTGACGAAGAAAATTGAATCGCTCGAGGCGCTGATTTGCGCCAACTCAAAAAAGGAACTAATGACGCTTGAAGATGTCGTCGCATACACAGGCTACCGACGTTCATCATTGCTAACGCTTGTCTGCCACAGGGAAATACCTGTATATAAGCCACGTGGTGGGAAACTGGTCTTTAAGCGCAGCGAAATCGACGAATGGATATTTCGCAACCGCCAACGCACGAACGAAGAACTAAGGGCGGAGGCGAACACATATTGCTTAACGCACAGATAACTAATTTCAAAATCTTTTTTTAAAATGAAAGAAATAATCCTAACCAAATTATCACTCACCAATTTCAAAGGTATTCGCTCCCTTGAAATTGATTTCGGTAAAAAGACAGACATTCGCGGCGCGAATGCCAGCGGAAAAACGACGGTGTTTGACGCGTTCAGATGGTTGTTGTTCGGGAAATCAAGTGACGATCGCAAAGATTTCGGCATCAAGACCTACGACGAACAGGGTAATGTGATTCCACGCATTCCGCACGAAGTCACAGGTGTTTTACGCATCAACGGAGAAGAAATCACACTTCGCAAATGTCTTGTAGAGAAATGGACGAAGAAGCGTGGCAGTGCCGAGGAAACATATTCGGGAAACCTATTGGAATGCTATTGGAATGACGTGCCTACATCTGTGACCGAATACAATGCTAAAATCAGCGGTATCTGCGACGAGCAACTATTCAAGCTCGTCACTAATCCGTGGTATTTCACCACACAAAAAAAAGACGTGCAGCGAGCAATGCTGTTTGACCTCGCTGGCAATATCGACGAAGAAGACATCGTTGGTGGGAATGAAGATTTCGCCGCATTACTCCGCAATCTGACAGGCAAAACACTCGACGAATACAAGCGTGAAATCGTTGCCAAAAAACGCAGAGTCAAAGACAGTGTTGAGAGCATTCCAGCGCGAATCGATGAGTGTAATCGGTCAATGCCCGAGGCGCGCGATTGGGATGCTATAGAGCAAGAAATCGACAAGCTACAAAGTGAAGCAAGCGCGATTGATACTGAGATTGCTGATATAAACAAAGCAAACGAGATGCGCTTAATCGATGTTTCGAAAATGAAGCAAGACTACATCCAGAAGGCGAGTGCTAAAGCTGATGCCGAGAACGAGATTATAAACAATACACACCGCGAATATTACGACAAAAAGCGCGCTTATGAGGCTGTACAGGCGCAAGTGAAAACGCTCCGCAACGAGCGCCAATTGATGTCGATAACGATTCCGCGCCTTGAACACGATTTGCAGACGCTGAAGACACGTCACGCTGAATTACTCAATGAGTGGTATGCACTGAAGAACGAGCAGTTCGTGGCGCCCGACCGCGATGCGTTTGTTTGCCCCACTTGCGGACAGAAACTTAAAGCTGACGATATTGATGCTCGTATAGAGCAGATGCGTAATGCGTTCAACTCGGATCACGCCGACAAACTCGAGAACAACAAACACAAAGGACTCGAAAACAAAGCCGCAATCATCGCCAAAGAATCCGAACTGAAGAGCGCGAACGACAAGGTATTTGCCTACGACGCAGATATTGCCGAGATAGAGAACTCTGACATATTCCGAGTTGAACCGACAGAACCAGATTATCAACGCATCGTTGCCGAACAAGCGGACATCAAGGCAATGCGCGAAGATCTGCAAGCATTAAGCGATAGAATCCGCACAAAAGAGGCAGAGGCAGGCATTGTAGATACCGATGAAGTGTATAAGCGCAAACAGGAATTACTCGGCAAAATAGCCGAACTTAAAACGCAGATGCAAGTCCGTGACATCATCGGTAGAACACTAAGACGTATCGCCGAACTTGAAGATGAATATCGCACCCAGCAAAACGCTCTCGCCGAGCTTGAAAAAACAGAATATACAATTCAGCAATTCCGCAAAGCACAAATCGAACACATAGAAGAACGCATAAACGGAATGTTTGAAATAGTCAACTTCAAAATGTTTGAGAAACAAGTCAATGGCGGAGAAGTAGAAACCTGTGAAGCGATGGTGAATGGTGTACCTTTCTCGGATTTGAACAACGCAATGAAGGTCAATGCTGGAATAGACATTATCAACACCATTTGTAGAGAGAAAAAATGCTTCGCTCCGATTGTGATTGACAACCGAGAAAGCGTTACCAGCATTTTGCCTGCTCAATCACAGATTATCAACCTAATCGTGGACTCTCAATGCTCCACGCTTAAAATTGAGAGAGATGAAAAATATCAATAAACCCTATCCACCCTTGCCACGGAAACGGAAAAAGAATCAACCACAGAGTGGCGCATTCATTTTTATTTATCAAAACAACGAAGACTAATTAAACTAAACAGAAATGGAAAAGAAAGACGAGAAAACCAGCATCCAAAAGTTTGAGAACATCAGCGAACAAGTATTGTCGCGAATCGAGCAGTTTCAGAAAGACGGCAGCATGATTCTACCGAAAAACTACTCTGTAGAGAACCACATGAAGAGTGCGTGGCTTGCGCTTCAAGAAGTCGAAGATAAGGAGCATCACAAAGCGTTGCAGATATGCACGAAAGAGTCCATTGCAAACAGCCTTCTTGATATGGTCTTGCAAGGATTGAGCGTGTCGAAGAAACAAGGATATTTCATTGTTTACGGGAACAAATTGATATTCCAACGCAGTTATTTCGGCACAATCGCACTTGCCAAACGCGCGGGCGGAATAGTGTCCGAACCTGTTGCTAATGTCATTTATGAAGGAGATGATTTCCAGTATGAGATTGATCCAAAGACTGCGAAAGTGGCAATCGTCAAACACTCGCAGAAACTCGAGAATATCGACAATTCCAAAATAAAGGGAGCATACGCACTTGTGACGCTTGCAGACGGAACGACACAGGTCACCATTATGTCAATGCAGCAGATACGAGCAGCGTGGGGGCAAGGCGCTACAAAAGGCAATAGTCCAGCACATAAGAATTTCGCTGAAGAGATGGCGAAAAAAACCGTCATTGGACGTGCGTGCAAGGCGATAATCAACTCATCTGACGATGCGTGGCTGTACGATGGCAAAGAAGACGATGCCGACAGCGATAAGGCATCTATACAACGTGATGCCGCACAGCATAGCGATGTACAGATAATAGACACTACAGCGGTTGAATTTGATGATGTTCCCGAAACATCATCAAGCACTGATGCTTCTCAGACGCAAGAACCAGCACCAGAAGAAGCGCCGTATTAATTACCGACAAAGCAAAATCAACATTTAATCATTTTTGTGTATGAAACTGAAAATCCTCGGAAGTTCGTCAAACGGCAATTGCTATGTCCTTGAAACAAGGAATGAGTCATTGATAATTGAGTGCGGAGTACGTCTGTCAAGAATCAAGCGCGCGCTTGGTTGGCGATTAAGCAATGTTGTGGGAGCGTTCATTACGCATAGTCACAATGATCACGCGGGACACGCGACTTCTTTGGCGACTTCTGGGGTGACAGTTTTTGCATCTGCCGACACACTCCGTGCAAAGGGACTTTTTGGAAAGCCTTTCACTCGAGAGATCCGAGCGCGGCACGGCTATGCCGTTGGCGGATTCAGAGTGATTCCGTTAGATGTCAAACACGACGTGCCATGCTTTGCATTCATCATCGGACACGCAGAGATAGGCAAAATGCTTTTTGTCACTGATACAATTGCATTCCCGTATGTTATTGACGGCTTGAATACGATATTAATCGAGGCGAATTATTCGGACGAGATATTGCAAGAAAACATTGTGAGCGGGCTTATGCAAGAAGCTATGCGCCCAAGGCTTATGAACTCTCACATGGAATTATCGGAAACTCTTCGTACCCTTGACCGACAAGACTTGTCGGAATGCGGCAGCATTGTACTTGTGCATCTGTCAGCCACGAACTCAGATGCTGCGATGTTTGTGAAACAAGTTAGAGAACACACTGGCAAGCCTGTGTATATCGCATCATCGGGGAAAGAAATTAACATATCCAAAAAACCATATTAGTTATGCAACAAATTCCTAATGATATGAGAGATACGATTATTCGGTGCGCACGCATTGTCATCAGATCCACACCGACAGAGCTGATTGCCGCCAAGCCACGACTTGCTAACGCCGTGCGATTACTAACTAAAGAGATAAACAAACTCGAAAAAATGAAGAATTATGAATGAATTTACTTTTCGCAAAGAATGGTATGATGCCGTAGAATGTATCGACGAAGAATATCAACTCGATGCTATCTGTGCAATTGCCAATTATGCGTTTTTCGGATCTGAACCAGAGTGGGACTTACCACAGGAAATCCGAGTGCTTCTCGCTGTGGCAAAACCATCAATCGACGCTGAGCGGAACGATAAAAAAGCATAGAGTATGGAACGAGAGTCATTTGTTTTTTATCGGTCGTTTCGTGACGCTTTTCGCGCCTTGGATAAAGACGTTCGGCTACGTATGTATGAAGCGATTATCGATTACGGATTAGACCTTGTTGAACCTCATTTTGAAGGCATTGAAAAAGTCTTGTGGACGCTTATTCGCCCACAGCTTGAAGCAAACAACAAACGCTTTGAAAATGGGTGCAAAGGGGGCAATCCCAACTTTAAAAAAGGACAGCCAAATCCGTATTATCTTATTAAAGGTAAAAAAAACAACATAAAAGATAACCAAAAGATAACCAAGAAACAACCAAAAGATAACCAAAAGATAACCGAAAGATTACCTAATGTAAATGAGAATGAGAATGTAAATGAGAATGAGAATGTAAATGATATTAGAACTTTAAAAACAAGTTTTAAAGTTTCGTCATTTGGCGCAAATGACGCGCCAGCAGACCCCAAAATAGATTTTGAGAAAATAAAAGGATCGTGGAACGACGAAGCTCAGAAAAGCCATTCGCTGATGCCGAAGCTCCGAAGCATGCAGAAGCAACGACAAAAGCAGATAGCGGCACGCATTCGCGAGTATGGCGAAGAAGTGTTTTTCGACGCAATGAAGAAAGCGGTTGCGAGTGATTTTCTGAATGGCAAGAACCGCCGAGGCTGGATTGCTTCTTTCGACTGGTTTGTGAAACCGACGAATTTCGCAAAGGTTGTAGATGGCAACTACAACGACAGCGCACGAAAAGTGCGAACCGAGAAAGCCGACCAGCGCGAACAGCAAGAAGCAACCGACCAAGCTCACGATGCCGAAGTCGAAGAATTTCGATCACTGCTGAAACGCTTCGGAATTTCGGCAACGGAATACCTCAAATGCAAAGATCTGTTCGACGGAAACCACACGGACGAAGAGATTCGGAGAGAAATTCAAAATAAGCGCGTTTAACGCAGTTTTATATCCGAGATAATAAAATATATATCTGACGAGAGAAAATGCAACAGGCGCAAAGGAAACAAGCAAATTTTTAATTTTACGAACAAATGAGCAAACAGAAAAATAATATCCCAGTCGGATTGAGGCTTGACAGCACGAATGAAGGTATGATGACTTCACGACGAAAAGCACTCGCAATGCTCCCTATATTGCGAGAGCGCGACAAAAACAAAGTGCCAGTCAGAATAGATTTTCAAACAATTAAACTTGTGGCAAAACAATGAACGTTTTAGAACAAAGACAAGCGGAGGCGGTGGTGAGCATCGCCAAGACATTGCGCACCCCAGACTGGGAGCAGCGCAGGTATGAGATAGCAAAGGATATATTACCGCACACGATTCTTCTTGAATATCACGGCAAGGGTCTCGATCGCGGTGTAAAAGATGCAGTCATGATCGCTGACGCTCTAATCGCTGAACTGAAGAAAGGAGGTGAGAAATGAGATACAGAATAAGACCAAGAATCTATGCGTGCTTCACGCACAGCGACCGACTGCCGATCGTGCAGTCAAGCATAACCACCTATGCGGTGCAGGTGAGAAAATGGTACGGCTGGGTGACTGTCAAGGAATACGACGAAGGCTCCGACTCAGATTTCGCCCTCAGCCAAGCGGAAGAACTTTTAGAATTTTTAAATCAATAAAAAATGGAAAAGAAATACGAACTTACGGATGAAATATTGGAAGTTGGCGGACGCGTCTTGCACCGCATCAAAGCTCTTAGGGACTTCGGAAATGTCAAGAAGGGCGACATTGGCGGATGGATAGAGGGCCAAGAGAACCTATCGCACGATGATGATTGCTGGGTCTACGGCAATGCGAGAGTCTACGGAGAAGCGAAAGTCTGCGGAAAAGCGAAAGTCTGCGGAAAAGCGAAAGTCTGCGGAGAAGCGAAAGTTGAAAAAAAATCCGACTACATCGTGTTCAAGAATTGGTGGAGCAGCGGGAGATACTTCACATGGACACGCTCGAACGATATGTGGAGTGCTGGGTGTTTCTACGGCACGGGCGAAGAACTCATCAAGAAGGCTTATAACGACAGTGACGAGAGCGGTCGTGAGTATGAGAGAATAGTGAAATATGTTGAATCAATCAAATCAGAAATAAAATGAGAAAGTACATTATCAAAAACGCGGATGGAAGCGAGCAGACTGTTATGCGAACCATCCACAATTCACGTAAAGAAGCTGGAAGAGAGTTGATGAGATACCTCAGCTACCACAACGAAAATTGGGACGTTGACAATCATTTATCACCGTTTGATTTCATCCTTGAAGAAGTTGAATGCCCGCAAGAGAACGAAGTAGTCACGGACTTTAAAAGAGCAAGGAAAGCTCTTGGACTAAAACCCAACACATGTTACAACCTCTCTGAACACGTTCCTAAGTTCGTTAGTGACATCAACCCCAAGCACATTGAAGCGTTGATCGCATTGAACAAGTTGTTCACCATCGCTGAAGCGTGGAACAAGGAAGATGAGTTTGTACCAAATTATTCGGATTGGAATCAAGACAAGTGGTTTCCTTGGTTCGAGTATCACGAAAATGTTGCAAAATTCGTGTGCATAAGAGCTGGTAACGCGCCTACATTTGCATATGCATCTGTCGGTTCTCGACTATGCTTCAAAACACCTGAGCGTGCTGAACAATTTGGTAAGCAATTTGAAGACCTTTACAATAAGGTCTTCAATAATTAAGATTTGAAAAAAAGAGGTAACTATATCAAAGGAGAGGCTACTAATACGTTAAATTAAATTTATAAAATATGAATAACATGGATAAATGTAATTTAAATTTAAAGAAGTACATCGGTACTAAGATAGTGGAAGCAAGGCCAATGAATGAGATTGATGCAGAGTCCATTGGTTATGCACGTAAAAATAGTGATAACCATGAGTGGAGAAATGGCTATCATGTAAGATACACAAATCCAGACGGCAGCTTTTATGACTCTTGGTCTCCAAAAAATGTGTTTGAAAAAGCATATCATGAAGTCAAAGGTATAAACTTTGGAGAGGTAATAGAAGCGTTGAAGGTCGGTCTTGCAGTTAGACGTAAGGGATGGAATGGTAAGGGAATGTTTGTTGTTAAGCAAGTTCCTTCTCATATCACTGGTGATATTATTCCAGATATGCAATCTCTCCCTCAGTCTGCCAAGAACATCTTGATGAATCGTGAGAATCCTCACATTGACTATACTAATCAAATGCTTATTATCAATCCAGATGGAAGAGCAGATTCTTGGGTCCCTTCTTCTATTGATATATTTGCAGAAGACTGGGAGGTTATAGATGAGTAAACCATATTGTTCTAAAAAGGCTTTTCTTATAAGAACTAAACCAATGATAAAGCAATACAGGATGTGGCTTCTTCGCCAGCAGAGGCGGAGGGCGCAGAAGCGAAATGAGGAAGTGTGCGCAAGCCTGTCCGTCAGACTTATTGACGGATCGTTGTACATTGCAAATGGCTGCACGCTTATCCACAAGTTTTCAACCGACAATTCAGTCGGTGAAGTTATTAACCAAATTAACGAGATTAGGAGGATGAATTTATGATACTTGCAGAAATTGAGATAAACACAGAGGATGCGTTTGATAATTTGTCATCAATGAAACAAGCGGATTTTGCCGTATATGCGTTTGATAATTTGTCATCAATGGAACAAGCGGATTTTGCCGTATATGTATTTGACAATTTATCAGAGTTTAACCGCAAAATTTTATTGTCTTATATCGAGGTTAATTACCCCGATTCGATTCAGTTCATTAAAGAGCATTAAGGAGGATGAGAAAAGAGATTAAGAGCGTGTTGACGAAGCTCGCAGGCGAAGCTTCTGAATTTCACGAATGTTTCAAGAAACCGTTTGTCTACAACGAATGGATTGTCGCAACGGACGGATATTCTTTGATACGAGTTAAGAAGCAAGGAAACAACGGCGGCTACTCGCCACTAACTAAGCAAATTGATATTGATCACTGTTTTCCCTCTAAGACTTGCAATTGCTTGGTGGACATCGAGCAATTACAAGAAAAATTAAAGAGCAAAAAATACGGCGCTTGGGGAGACTTTTTGACCGTTTGCGAAGAGTGTGGAGGTATTGGAAGGGTCAGGGGTACATACACTGATAGACTCGGAAATGATCATGAGATTACAGGAGTATGTCCAATATGTGGCGGATACAGTTTTTCTGAGCGAAAAGGCGTGGTTAAGATTGCCGACACAATCGTCAAGCCGAAATATCTGCTTCTCTTGTGCGGCTTGGCAAAAGCGACAGGCGGAAGAGTTTTGTTGCTGAACAGAGGCGCAGAGCGACAACGCTTATATTTTCAGATAAGCGAAAATATAGAGATGATTATAATGCAGGTGCGTCCGTCAGTTGCTCGGCAAGAGGAATTACTTTTTGAATTTAAAATTGATTGAAGGAAATGGAAACATTATCATATTATAAGCCAGGAACTTGGGTTTATACCCTTAATGATGGTAGAATTGTAATAGTAATAGTTGATTCTATTAGTATTTCAATAAATATGAATAATATACAAAGAATAGTTTATAGTTGTATGTTTAATAAAGATGGAACAGGGGGCATGGTAATTAAAACACATGATAGATTATTTTTAACTAAAGAAGATTTAATCAAATCATTATGAATATTCGAATAGCAATGCGATATGGCTCGCTGGGTGAACAAACGTGAATTGTTCACCTCTGTGGATTTTAAGAATTTCGAACCGCGCAAAGGCTTCCGATGCGCACAATATTTTGATTAATGGAACAGAAACAAGGAACGCCGATAATCGGCACACACAATTCAATGACATTTTTACCACCTGAACATTGGTATGGATGGTTCATGATTCCGTTCGCTCGGTGTCAGCGCAAGACAATTGAGGAACAGTGGAACGATGGCGCACGATGCTTTGACTTGCGCATCCGCTTCACCAAGCAGGGCGAACCTTACTTCGCCCACGGACTTTATGAATGCACACACGAGGTCCAGCCTATCGATGTCTTGGTGCAGTTGGACAGACTGATGATCCGCTACAATCAACCTGCCTTTGTCCGTCTGATTCTCGAAGACCCAAACAGGCAAAACCATAATGTTTTTTACTTCAAACGGTTCTGCCAAAAGTGGAGTGAAGCCGACATGATGCACCTCTTCGGTGGCAACCGCAAGGGCGATTGGGCGCAGATTGTGGAGTTCGACTACAAGCCGAACCTTACCCAGTATGTAGGCTCCATGATGGAGGACGCACGGTGGTACGAGAAGATCATGCCGTTCGCCTATGCGTGGAGACGCAACAAGAAGAACAAGCAGAACCCACAAGGCGATATTGCCATTTACGATTTTATTTAACATTATTAACCTCCCTCTGTTAACCCCAGAGGACAACAGGGAGGAGGCATCGGTTTCCTCCCTTTCTTTTTCCCAATGAATATAGCATACAATATTGACTGCATAGAGTATATGCGAACTCTCCCCGACAAGGCTTTTGGTTTAGCCATTGTCGATCCTCCTTATGGTCTTAAAGCGAGTGGCGTGGGTATTACGGGAGGCAAGAAGCGTATAAGGGTGTTATACGAATATCTCATTAAGACCTTTGCAAAGCAAGGCGACAAGATTCTTGACACGCATTTAGGCAGTGGCTCGTCAAGGATAGCTGCGTATAATCTCGGCTTTGACTTTGTAGGCTGTGAGATAAACAAATCTTTTTTCGATAAACAACAAGAACGATTTATCAACGAATGTCAATGATACTATTTCCCATCAGACTGACGGCAGCGACCGCAAGACGCACTGCCGTGGCTCCGGAGCTGCCACCAAAACCGCTCCAGCCGTGCGAGGTCAGAAACCTCGTGCTTAAACCATTGTTCATTGCACTGCTCACGATCCGTGAGGCGGAACGGCTCCGCTATCTGTGCTTCAACTTCAAGACCAACGACAAAGGAGAACTTATCTACAAGCGTGTCAGTTGCGACCTTGGCAACGCCATTCGTGACCTCAATAAGGAATTGACAGGAGGAATGTTCGGTGCGGAACTGCAATTGATGCAGTTCTTAGAATACCGCTTCTTCGAGGACACGAAGAAGGTGTTCTCGTTGCTTCGCCTTAACGTGGAGGAATTTATCCGCTCGCTTAATTACGATGTCGACGATTCCGACATAAACGCACAGAGTGAGGTGGTGCGGTTTCTCTCGCTTATGGCGATTGAGTTTGCCGAGGAGTATACCGAACGCCTTGCAGCCGCGTGTGCGGAAGTGCCGCTGAAGATAACCCCTCCGAGCATCAACAACCTCGTAGCGATACAAAAAGCGTGTATCGCCATCGAGGAGAAGAGCGTGGCAGCACAGGTGAACGAAGTGAACAAACGCAAGCGAGCGGCATTGGAGGCTTGCATCGACGCTGCCATTAGAGAGCTAAAGAGCATCAGCGTAGCACAGGCAGACAAGTTCCGTTGCTGCGGAGTGTGCGCCAACTACAGATATGAGGTCGCTGCAAAAGGCAGATGCAAGTGGCCTTCATACAACGCATCGCAGATGCGCCCTGCGTGCAAGCGGTTCGAACGAATAAACGAGAAAACGGAGTTGTATAACGACTATTCTGCAAAAGGAGTGAATATTAAGTAATATATTATATTTATAAAATAAAAAGACTATGCTAAACAAAGCGCAAGTAATCGGATATGTCGGTAAAGAGCCGAAAATATCCACGACTCAAAACAATGCGAAAATCGCATCATTCAGCATCGCAACGACAGAGAAAAGTTACACAACACAGAATGGAGTGACGATTCCCGAACGCACGGAGTGGCACAACATCGTAGTGTTCGGCAAACTTGCCGATGTTATTGAAAAATATGTGCATAAAGGCTCTCGGATGTATGTCGAAGGAAAAATGCGTACACGAACGTTTACCGATAAAAACGGAGTGCAGAAAACGATTACCGAGATTAATGTCGATAATTTGGAGATGCTTGATAGTAAACCGACACAGCAGTCAGCAAATGCGGATGTTTCGCAAACAAATATCCGTCAAACATCTCAATCGCACGAACAATCCGTAATGTTCGCAAGCGAGATGCGAAGTGATAATGATAATCTTCCATTCTGAATCTTATGCGACACGAAGAGTCAAAAATACAGCAAGTGTGCGTAGAGTGGTTTCGCTATCAATTCCCAGAATATGCACGAAACCTTGTCGCAATCCCCAACGGCTATAAGACCACGCTTTCACAAGCACGGATTGCAAAAGCTGAAGGGATGGTTGCTGGGGCGGCAGATTTGTTTTTGTTTGTCCCGTCGCACAACGGCAAATATCACGGACTTGCGATTGAGATGAAAACTGCCAAAGGTCGGCAACAGGAATCGCAGAAGATATGGCAGCAATGCGTACAGCGTGAGGGTTATCACTATGTGATTTGTCGTTCCTTTGATGACTTTCGGATGGAAATAAACAACTATCTTTGTGTGAGATAATTTTTCCACAGATTTGTTTTTTTTGAGTTTAAGACCGCTTTTTAGGCGGTCTTTTGCTATATTTGCGGAAAAGGAACTGATTTTCTTGCTTTTATTTTTTTGCAGTCAATAAAAAACAAACCGATATTATGGATGATAAGACAAACAACGAAAGGGGTATCACGATGCTGCCGATGTCGGCAATCGAGATAAACAATGGGCAACTAAAAGGCTTGCCGAAAAATCCGCGTCTGGTAAAGAATGCAAAGTACGACAAGTTAAAAGAGAGTATCACGAATTATCCCGAGATGCTATCTTGGCGAAGTTTGCTTGTTTACCCTCTTGACAATGGCAAATATATCATTGTCGGTGGAAATATGCGTTATCGAGCGATGAAAGAATTGGGACACAAGGAAGCTCCTGTTTTCATCATCCCCAAAGAAACGCCGATTGAAAAAATAAAAGCATACACGATTCTTGACAATAATGGCTTTGGTGAATGGGATTGGGATTTGCTTGCAAACGAGTGGGACGCAGATATGCTTGACGATTGGGGGCTTGACGTTCCGACAAAAGGAGAGAAGAAAGACTTGTCTGCACAAATCGGTCAGTCATACAAGATAGAAATCGACTGTGCAGATGAAGCAGAACAAGAAGATTTGTATAATGCACTAAAAGACCAGGGATATTCATGCCGAGTTTTGACATTGTAAGGACATCACAGCCGACTGATAGTTTTCGCGTGCAGTCTATCATCGGAACTTACAACCTACAACAGCAGCACGTCACAGAACACTTCACAGGCAACATTGAACTGCCTGACAAGTGGAACATCGGTCTGATTGTCGGGCGCAGTGGTAGCGGAAAGACCACTATTGCGCACGAATTGTTTGATGCAGACATCATTAGCGGTTTCGATTGGACGCACGACAACATTCTTGATGATATGCCAAAAGAAGCGACTGTCAAAGACATCGCGGCGATGCTGACGGCTGTCGGCTTCAGTTCGCCGCCGTCTTGGCTGAAGCCGTATGCAGTCTTGTCGAATGGCGAAAAGATGCGCTGTGACATCGCACGCGCAATTCTTGAAAAGCGTGATATGTTCGTCTTCGATGAATTCACTTCTGTCGTTGACCGTAATGTCGCACGTGTGTCTTCGCTTGCCATACAGAAAGCAATCAGACGGCAAGACAAGAAATTCATCGCAGTGACGTGCCACTATGATGTGCAAGACTGGCTGATGCCCGACTGGGTATTCAACACAGATGACATGACGTTTCAGTTGCTTGACGCTGAAGCGCAAAAAAAAAATCGACCAGAACTGTGCATCGAAATCTTCGAGACCAAACGAAAAGAATACTTTTGGAATGTCTTTAAGAAGCATCACTATCTAAATTATAGCTTCAATCACGCAGCGCGTGTCTTCATCGCAACGTGTAACGGTGACTTGTGCGCTTTCTGTGCAGCACTGCCGTTTCCACACCCGATAAAGAAGAACACTTGGAAAGAACATCGCACTGTCGTTCTTCCCGACTTTCAAGGCGTTGGTATCGGCACCGTCTTCAGTGATGCTATCGCAGAACTATTCAATGGCGAGGGAAAGACATTCATCAGCACGACATCTAACCCTGCAATGATACATTCACGCGCAAAAAAACCGAAGTGGAAGACAACGCACATCGGTCGTCTTTCCGGCGGGGTGCGCACGGCGAAGTTGAAAGGGTCTTTTTCATGCAACCGTCTAACCGTGTCTTTTGAATACATTGGACAGACAGAAGTCGCAACATTTAAAAAGTAATAAGATATGTCAAAGTTTTATCCCGACACGAAGCGGCTTTTTGAAAATCTTCGCGGTCGCAAAGCGCGTTACTCGCCCGAAGACCTTGCTGAAGAGTTCGAAAAGTACATCACAGATCTCGAAGAAAATCAAATTGAATTGGAAACAAATTATCGGCAACAAACAAGCAAAGATGGCAAAGATGAACGCAGACAGCAGCGCAGAACACAGAAGTATGCAAGACCGCCCAAGATACTTGACTTCGTTACCCGATGGCTTGGCATGACGCATCAATGGTGGTACTCCTTGCCGCAAGGCAAGCAAGGGAAAGAATACACTGCCGTTATAGAGCGTATCACGCAATATTGCTACGACGTGAAATATGATGGTGCTGTTGTCGGGTTGTACAACGCGAATATTATTGCGCGAGACCTGGGTTTGAAGGAGAATATCGAAATCTCAAAACGAGGGAACGAGGAGTCGATGACGCTCGATAATATCGAAAAGGAAATCGCACGTCTTGACAAATTGGATAGAGATGTGAGGAAAAACAAGGATTGATGAAGCAGAAAGATGCAGAGCGGTTGTTAGAATTGAAGCGAGCGAGATTAAGATTGCTCGCTCCCACATCGTTTGCGCATTTTCTCGGTTATGTGAATTCAAGGTATGAACTTGAATGGTTTCATCGTGAGATAGCCAAACGATGCGAAATGCTTGTCCGTGGCGAGATTAGAAGGTTAATGGTTTTCATCCCTCCGCAACACGGAAAGTCGCTCATCATCTCGCAACTGTTCCCAGCATGGGCGCTCGGCAACAATCCCGATTTACGTATTGTCGGCTGTTCTTATTCCGCCGACCTTGCTTGTCAATTCTCGCGGTCAATACAGAGAACGATTGAGTCGGAAGAGTATCAGCGATTGTTTCCCGAAACCAAAATGACAGGAATGAACAACGTGTCGACACGTGGATATATTCGCAATGTTGACCTCTTCGAAGTAGTCGGGCATCGTGGCTTTTATAAGGCGGTCGGTGTAGGCGGAGGCTTGACAGGAACACCCGTAGATATTGCCATTATCGATGACCCTGTTAAGGACGCGCAAGAAGCAAATTCAACAACATATAGACAACGCGTGTGGGACTGGTACAATACGGTTCTCACAACACGTTTGCATAACGATTCTCGACAGTTGTTCATCATGACGCGTTGGCACGAAGATGATTTGGCGGGACGAATCTTGCAAACGGAAGCGCAAGACTGGACAGTGCTATCAATTCCAGCTATCTGCGAGGAAGAACACGACGGAACGCTGAATAGTTGTCGGCACGTTGGCGATGCTCTGTGGGAGAACAGGCATTCGATACAGAAGTTGTTGAAACAACAAGTGCGTTCACCGCGTGAGTTCTCTGCGTTGTATCAACAACACCCTGTCATCGAGGGAGGGAATATCATTCATCGTGACTGGTTTCGCCGAATCTCGCTTGCGGATTTCACAGCGTTACGCTTCCGTGAGCCGATTCATTTTTTTCTCGATACAGCGTATGATGAGCGGAAGGCGAAGACTGATAATGACCCAAGCGGCATCATTGGTGCTTGCAGAATCAAGAACAACATCTACATCACTTGTGCCAAGAAAGTGTGGAAGACATTCCCCGACTTGCTGAAATTTCTGCCTGAGTATCTATACGCGAACGACTACGATTCTGCGCAGTCAACGCTCCGTGTCGAGCCTAAGGCGAACGGCAAATCGGTTGTTCAGCAGTTGGAGGAGTCTACGGATCTGAATGTGACCTACACCCCTACACCACGCGATCCGAAAGATGTGCGCTTACACGCAGTCGCTCCGAAGATAGAGTGTGGTAGAGTTTTCCTTGTCGACTCTGATTGGACAGAAGATTTTATCGACGAGATTTGCGGTTTCCCAAATAAGGCACACGATGAATACGTGGATGTCCTTGGTTATGCGATTAACTACCTTAGCGACAACGCAGACATAGAGCTGTCTGATGATGTGAGCGTGGATGACCTATTGCCGATATAGGCAAGATGTTTTGATAATAAAAACAAAATTCAAAAACAAAAAGAAGAGATGATAGGAGATTTTTTTCAGACAGCAGTCAATTATATCAACGCTGCCGTCGGTCGCAATCAAGAGTTTGAGGATTTAATCAAGGCGCGGGATATTTCGCGCGTCAAAACACTGTTTCGTAGCTACGAGCAAGAAACGAACGAAGCGATGCGCGAGTACAATCCGCTCGCTCACGAGATTATGCATCGTGAAGATAAGATTGTTCGGAACAAGCTCGGGCAGCGCAAGTCGACAATCAAGCGATGGAAGCTGCCATTGAATTACCCCCAGTACATTAATGAGATTTCGGTAGTGTTTATCTATGGGCAGCCTGTCAAGTGGCTTCAGCAGTCAGACAACACTGATAATGCTTTTGAGAAATTTGGCGATATAATCAAGTCGACGAGGTTCAATTCCAAGATTCGGCAATGTAAGCGGTTGGCTGGTGCGGAAACGCAGTCGGCAATGCTGTTTCACGTATTCCGTAACGAAGATGGCAAGCCCGATGTTCAAATTCGTGTACTTGCTCGCTCGAAGGGTGATGAGATATATTCGCGTTGGGATATTTATGAAAATCTCGTGTCGTTTGCGTGGGGCTATTATGTCAAGGAAACAAGCGAAACATCGGTGTATCATTTCGACATCTACACGCCGAGTGTGATATATCGTTGCAAGCAAACAAGCAGCGGTTGGGAGGTGACGCCCGAAGAAAACCTTGTAGGCAAGATTCCTGTAATTTTGTTTCAGCAAGAAAAAGAATGGAGTGGTGTAGAGCTGTTGATAGGGCGCGAAGAGTATATCGGCTCGAGAACAGCGGACACGAACGATTATTTCTCTGACCCAATGTTCCTAATCCACGAAGATATTATCAAATCAATGCCCGATAAAGGCGATGAAAACAAGACGTTGCGTATCCGTGGAAACAATGTTGATGATGTGTCTAAATATGCAAAGTATCTGACGTGGGATAGTGCGCCCGAAAGTAAGAAAGCCGAAATCGATTGGCTTCAAAAGCATATATTATCCAAGACATTCACGCCTAATATTGAGTTTGACAATATGAAAAGTTTGTCAAACATCAGCGGAAAAGCATTGAAACAGATGATGCTGCTTGCTGATATTAAGGCGAACCGACATAAGGAACAGCACGACGAATTGCTCGACCGAACAAGTAATCTGATACTGGCTATCATAGGCAATGTGCTTGACATTTCTTTGCGCGATGAGTGTCAACGTTGCGTGATTCAGCACGAATTCCAAGAGCCGTTCGGTGAGAACATCACTGAAACAATAGATAATATTACCAAAGCGCGTGATGCTGCAATCCTGTCCGCTGAAGGTGCGGTTGAATTGAACCCACTCGTCAAGGATCACAAGCAAGAGCTTGAACGGCTCGCCCATGAGGAAGAACAAGCATCGCAGAATCAACGCGACTTGTTCGGATTGAATCAGGCTAAAGATGATATATATGGCGGTGCGGAGTAAGATGCCGACAATAAAACGGCGGCTTCCCGATTGTGCGGATTGTGTACACTCTTACAATCCGCACAATGCGGATTACCTTGGCAAGCCAATATTGTGCGATTGTAGATTGCGTCAATTCAGCCGTTTCCTTTACGCTCACGGCTGCGAAATGTTCAAACATAAGTAACTATGCTTAAAAAAAAGATTGACTACGACAAAGCCGCTAAAATGCTTTTCTCTCGCACGGAGCATTATGCCGACAATGTGCGACGGCTTTACGCTACCGCTACCGATGAGCTGTTGAAGCTTTCTGCGATGAAGGCATCCAACGGAGTGTCTGCGGCATTCTCGTTTTCCGACAGCAAAAGATTAAGCGAACAAGCAAACGCTATTCTCCGAGCGTTGTATAGCGGTGTATACAACGAAATCAAGGGCGGCGTAATTGCAGAGTGGGGAAATGCGAACAAATCTTGCGATGCTCTGATTACGTCAATCTTTGGTAAAAAAGTTAAAGAGGATAATCACTACGCTCGGTTTTTCGCGCGGAACAAAGAAAGCGTGGATGTGTTCTTTAAGCGCAAGTCTGAGTATGGTGGATTGAATCTGTCACAGCGTGTGTGGAAATACGTTGGTGATTTCAAAACCGAGATGGAAATGGCTTTATCCGTAGCGATGGGCGAAGGCAAGAGTGCCGCCACAATCTCACGAGAGGTGCGCAAGTATCTTCAGCGCCCAGATATGATGTTTCGTCGGTTTCGTGTCAAGACGGGCGAACAAGACATCTTTGATGCTGACGGGAACGTTATCGGAAAAGAGCCTGTTTATGGGCGCGTGTGGAAACGCAAGGTTGTTGACGCTGTGACGGGCAATGTGTCATGGCAGACGGTGAGCCTTAAAGACTATTCCTTCGGTCGTGGTGTGTATCGCTCATCATACAAGAACGCTATGCGTTTGGCGCGCACAGAAACAAATATGGCATATCGCTCTGCGGATCAAGAGCGATGGCGACAACTTGATTTCGTTATCGGCTATCGCGTCGTGCTATCCGACAATCATCCAGAACCAGATATTTGCAATGATTTGTCCGCAAAACGTGGTGAGAAAGGCAGTCGAGGAGTGTACCCGAAGGACTTTGTATTCAAGGGCTGGCATCCGCAATGCCGTTGCTATGTCGTGCCGATACTTGCAGATGAAAAAGAGTTTGACAAAATACAGGAGGCTATCCTTAATGACGAGCCGATTCACGAAAGTAAAAACGCGATCCGAGAGCCAAACAAGTATTTTCAAGATTGGTGGAAGAAGAACAAGAAGAGAGTTTCCGAAGCGCAGTCGTTGCCGTATTGGGTGAAGGACAACCCGAAGTATACAAAAATCAAGCGAGAAAAGACGGATGCGGAAAAATCTTTCGAAAAGGCAATCAAGGATGTCGTAATTAAGGCTCGGTCAAGTGGTGGCGAAGTGCAAGGATTAGCAGAGAGCATTGCCGCTGGACATAATGCAATCTGTACGCCGATAAATTACAAAAGCGAGGCATCTATTAAGCGAAAAGTTCTATTGGAGAGGAAGGAGAAAGGAGATGCATATATGCCCGATAAGCTAAAAGACCTTGTGCGGACAACAATTATTGCGGACAAACAAAACATTGATATTGTTATCGAGCAATTAAGAATGTCAGAACCAGTCAAGGCATTTAAAGGAATTGCCGTGAAGAAACAGAGGCCACAAAACTATCTCGGTTATAGTGGAAATATAGTCAATCTTCAAACAAACAATGGACTTGTTGCAGAAATTCAAGTTAATACTGCAAAAATGATTTACGCCAAAGAGCTCCCAGAAAACGCAAAAGCTATATTGGGAGAAAAACTATGGAATAAGATTCATCGAGAAACAGGTATTGAAGGCGGCTTAGGGCATAAATACTATGAAGAATGGCGAGTGATGTCTAAAGAAGAACAACAATCTGCAAAAGGTATTGCGTTGAGAAAGAGGTCGGAAGAATATTATTCGCACTTCAATAAATAGCCTGTTTGTAATTGCGCCAAGAGTGTTTTTGTTCCTCATCTGGTAATGGTGCAGCCGCCCAGTTCCATGTTATGCCAAAAGATTCAAATTCCTTTTTTGTCATTTCTTCAACGATAAAACCAGTACCATTTTCCTCTGATAGCCATGGAATTTGTTTTTTGTCTTTATGGATAGAGAATTTTCCGTCTCCATCGACCATTACTCCGTCACCAGTGTTTTCGTCTATTGCGTAGATACGCTCTTTCATATAGTCGGCAAAATATTTCATAAATAGGCGCTTCTTGTTTAATCCTCACTTGGCTTTACAAAAATACAATATTTTTCGTAAAAATATCGATATATCCGTTTGTAATAATGTTTTTATCCATATTCAAATTTTTTTATTGCAGTGAAAAAATATCAAAATAAAATAATCAGCATCCCCAATCTTTACAGGGACTTGATGGTGCATTTCGGCAGCAAGGAGACCTTGCGCAAAGTGCTTTGCAAATATGTGGACGAAGAAACAGCAGCTAACGCAGTTGATGCGATAGGGTTGTCGAACAAAGGATGTACCGTTATAGACCAGCAGAACGGGGTGTTCTTTGTGTGGATGCCACGGAAACCACAAAGTGCGGAGGACTTCGGTTTCCTCGTCCACGAGTTGCTTCATGCGGTGTCTGAGACAATGAGGATGATAGGCGTTGATTTCTCGGAGGATTCCGAAGAGGTGTATGCCTACACTATCGGTTGGCTTACACACCAGACAATGGAGCGGTTCGGTATCACGATTTCTTCTTGTCGTGCTCAACAACCGTAGTCGCTGGGTGTTTCTTTGCGCAATCTTTTGTAACAT